ATTGAAGATATTGTGAACGAAGCGATTGTCTCTGATGAAAGAGATCAATCGGTATCCCTTTCCCTCGACAGACTAGAACTTTCTACAAATATCAAAAGTAAAATTCGTGATGAATTTAATGAGGTATTGCGTCTTTTGGATTTTAACGCCAAAGGACATGATATCTTTAGACGTTGGTATGTAGATGGTAGGTTATACTATCACAAGATTATTGATAATAAGTCGCCTCGTAAGGGATTGCAAGAAATTAGATATATCGACCCTCGTAAAATTAAGAAGGTCAGAGAACAAAGAAAAGAAGTAGATAAAAAGACAGGACTTGAGATTGTTCGTAAAGTCGATGATTTTTATCTATACAATGACAAGGGTATAGATCAAAACACTGGTACATCAACTGGTGTAAAGATTAGCCCTGATGCAATTACATATTGTCCATCTGGTTTGGTGGACATGCACAAAGGCACAGTCCTTTCTCATCTTAACAAAGCAATCAAACCTGTTAATCAGTTGCGTATGATTGAAGATGCGTTGGTTATCTATCGTATTTCTCGTGCGCCTGAAAGACGTATTTTCTATATTGATGTGGGTAACTTGCCTAAGATTAAGGCAGAGGCATATCTAAAAGATGTGATGAATCGTTATCGTAACAAGTTGGTGTATGATGCACGAACTGGTGAAATTCGTGACGATAGAAATCATATGTCAATGTTGGAAGATTTCTGGTTGCCTCGTAGAGAAGGTGGCCGTGGTACAGAAATATCAACCTTGCCTGGCGGTTCAAACCTTGGTGAGATTGATGATATTACATACTTTCAAAAGAAACTTTATCGTTCACTGAACGTACCAGTATCAAGACTTGCAGAGGAGACAGGGTTCTCTATTGGACGTTCTGATAACATTACAAGAGATGAACTGAAGTTTACTAAGTTTGTGCAAAGACTTCGTAAGAAGTTTTCTGTTCTATTTGCAGACATTCTTAAAACACAGCTTGTTCTTAAAGGTGTTATTGCATTAGAAGAATGGGATTCAATCAAAGAACACATTCAGTTTGATTTCCTACAAGACGGACATTTTACAGAACTCAAGAATGCAGAAATTCTAAGAGAACGCTTAGATATGCTAGGACAAATCGAATCATATGTCGGCAATTATTTCTCAAAGACTTGGGTACAGAAAAATGTCCTTAGGCAAACTGATGAGGAGATTGATGAAATATTTAAAGAAATTGAAATTGAAAGAGAAATTGAAGGTGGTGGAGATTTAGAAGATCAAGAAGGTGGTGATTTCTATGCTCAAAACGACCCAAAAAAAGGAGATAAATGATGGATACAGTAAGAGACTTTGTAGATTCTATTGCAACTGGTGATAATCTTGGTGCAGAAGCACATTTTAACCAAGCACTTGCTGCAAAAGTAGGTGATGCACTAGAAACTAAAAGACAAGAGGTTGCGAAAACATTCGTAACTCATCACATTCCAGAGGTAGAAGAAGATAGTGAGTAAGACTGTTTCTGAACTCTATAAAGAGTTGCCAGAAAAGGACGAACATAAACAATCTAAGGAGTATAAGAAATTATCTCCTAAGATGCGTAATGCTGTGGATGCTATTTTCAAGGAAATGGATGCGAAACCGTCAGATTTCCTAAATACTTTTGACAAAACTATAAATAGTGTTTCAAAAGAGTTTAAAGTTCCGCCAAAGAAACTAATGGACTACTTTGAAACAGAAATGTTATCAATTTAGGAAAAGAGCTATGCAAGTAAAAGGAAATGCAACAGCACTATCTGGAACAACACAGTTTACAGATGCGACTGCTGTTTGGGTATTTAACACTGGAACTGCTGGTGCTGTGACTGTTAGAAATACTGCCGATGATGGGGATGTTGGAACTATCTATGTTGGTGCTGGTGCTGGCATTGTCATTCACTTGAGTATTGGTGAAGGACTTCGTGGTGCAGCTGGTATGCAAGCCACGCAAATTACAGCGACAGGATATTAAAACAATGAAACTTATCGCAGAACAGATACAAGAAGTAGAATACATCACTGAAGAAAAAGACGGTGGTGGTAAAGAAATGAAAATCCGTGGCATCTTTATGCAGGCGGATCAAAAGAATCGTAACGGGCGAGTTTATCCCTTCGCTGTTTTGAACAAAGAGGTTGCTCGTTACAATAAAGAATTTGTTGCTGAAGGTCGTGCGTTTGGGGAACTTGGACACCCAGAAGGCCCAACTGTCAATCTTGACAGAGTATCGCACATGATCACAAAACTGGAAGCTGATGGAAAGAACTTTGTTGGTGAGGCAAAATTGCTCTCTACTCCAATGGGGGAAATTGCGAAAGCACTTATTAAAGATGGTGGTAAACTTGGTGTTTCTTCAAGAGGCATGGGTTCACTAGAATCTCGTAGTGGTGCGAATTATGTGAAGGACGATTTCTATCTCGCAACTGCGGCAGATATCGTTGCAGACCCTTCTGCTCCTCAAGCCTTCGTTGAGGGTATTATGGAAGGAAAGGAATGGGTGTGGGATAATGGCATTCTCAAAGAAGTTGAGATTGCTGGAATCAAAAAGGACATTAATGAAGGTGTAAGACGTAGACAGTCAAATGTTTCCGCACTTGCCTTTGCTAAATTCTTGTCCAAACTTTAATTATTATAAATATGTTAAGATAACAAAACTCAAGGAGAAATCCCAATGTCAGAACTCGACAAGACAATTGAGGAACTAGAAGCAGAAGTTTCTGCGGAGCTTGAAGAAGCTGCACAGGACGCCCCTAAGAAAGGCGCTGAAAAAGGTGACTCAATGGAAAAAGTAGACGGTGAAGTTCAAGACCTTGGCAAAGCTGTTGTCGACCCTAAAGAGAAGAAAGGCCCTGATGCTGCTAAAACAGTTAAGAAGGCCGCAGATGCTCAGACTAAGGGCGCAAAAGATGCCGGTGGTGACGACAAACCAACTACTATTAAAGAACCTCTTGCCGCTGGTGATGAAGTAGATCACGATGGTAAGGAACTAGAAGAAGCTCGTATGACTAAAGAATCAATGATTTCTGCAATGCAAGAAAAACTTGCAGGCATGAAAGCAGTAGATTTGAAAGCTGCATATGAGAACATGATGAGTGACGATGAAGAAGAAGAGATGGACGAGTCCACTCTTGAAGATCGTCTTGCATCTGTAGATGTATCTGAAGATGTTTCTGCACTTACAGAAGGTGAAGAACTGTCTGAGGAATTCAAAGACAAGGCTGCTACAATTTTTGAAGCTGCCGTTAAATCTAAACTTCGTTCTGAAGTTGCTCGTATTGAGTTGGAAAAAACTCAAGAAGTTGCTGAAGAAATCAACACAATTCGTGATGAGTTGACTGAAAAGGTTGACGCATACATGAACTACGTTGTAGAAGAGTGGATGAAAGAAAACGAAATCGCAATTGAGCGTGGTCTCAAAGGCGAAATCGCTGAGGACTTTATTTCTGGACTCAAGTCTCTGTTTGAAGAGCATTACATTGATGTTCCAGATGAAAAGTACGACATTCTAGGAACTCAGTCTGAAAAGATTGACGAACTTGAAGCTAAACTCAATGAACAAATTGAAAAGACTGCTGATCTTAAAAAGTCACATGACGTTCTTGTTCGTGAGAGTGTTTTTGCAGAAGTTGCTTCTGACCTTGCTGATACGGAAGTTGAGAAGTTTAAGTCTCTTGCAGAAGAGGTTGATTTTGCAGATGAAGATTCCTTCAAAGCAAAACTCGATCAGCTTAAGGAAAGTTATTTTCCAAAGGCAACCACTATCGCTGAATCTGTAGACTCTGAAACTGATGGTTCAGAGGCCTTCGATACAACTGGTGCAATGGCCGCTTACATGGCTGCCATAAGCAAAAATGTAAAGCGAGCTAAAAACTAAGGTTTTTATAAATATTATTAGAAAACTCAATAAGGAGAAACAAAATGTTCCAAACAGAACATCTACAGGAAAAGTGGCAGCCAGTCCTAGAGCATAACGATCTTCCAGAGATCAAAGACTCTTATCGTAAGGCTGTAACCACAATCATCCTAGAAAACCAAGAAAAAGCACTTCGTGAAGATCGTTCGTTCCTCGGCGAAGCTGCACCAACTAACGCAACAGGCGCTTCTGTTGATAATTGGGATCCGATCCTAATTTCACTTGTTCGCCGTGCAATGCCAAACCTAATCGCTTATGATATTGCTGGTGTTCAGCCAATGACTGGCCCAACAGGACTTATCTTTGCGATGCGTTCACGCTACACATCACAGGCTGGTGGTGAAACTTTCTACAACGAGGCTGATACAGACTTCTCTGGAACTGGTGCTCAGGTAGGAACTAACCCTGCTGTTCTTAACGATAGTGTCGCTGGCACATACACAAACGGAACTGGTATGACAACTGCTGCTGCAGAAGCATTGGGTGACTCTGCTGGTAACTCTTTCGCAGAAATGGCGTTCTCAATCGAGAAACAGTCAGTTGAGGCGAAATCTCGTGCCCTAAAAGCAGAATACACAATGGAACTTGCACAAGACCTTAAAGCAATTCATGGTCTTGACGCAGAAACAGAACTTGCAAACATTCTTTCTTCTGAAATTCTTAACGAAATCAACAGAGAAGTTGTTCGCACAGTTTACACTTCTGCCAAAATCGGTGCTCAAACTGATACTGCAAACACTGGTATCTTTGACATGGATGTTGACTCAAACGGCCGTTGGTCAGTTGAGAAGTTCAAAGGACTTATGTTCCAAGTTGAGAGAGAAGCAAATGTTATCGCTCAACAGACTCGTAGAGGTAAAGGTAACATGATTATCTGTTCTTCTGATGTTGCTTCTGCACTTCAGATGGCCGGTGTTCTTGACACTTCCCCTGCTCTTAACAACAACCTTGCAGTAGACGATGCTGGTAACACATTTGCTGGTGTTCTTAACGGACGCTACAAAGTGTATATCGATCCATATTCTGCAAACGCTGCTGACAAGCAGTTCTTCGTAGTAGGTTATAAGGGTTCTTCTCCTTATGACGCAGGTCTCTTCTACTGCCCATATGTTCCACTACAGATGGTTCGTGCAGTTGGTGAGAACACATTCCAGCCAAAAATCGGTTTCAAGACTCGTTACGGTCTTACTGCAAACCCATTTGCTGGTGGTGCTGCTGTTCGTGGTGGTGTTATCACTGCTAACGATAATGTCTACTACCGTAGAGTTCAAGTTACAAACATTATGTAATCATAATAAGAACTTGATAAAACAAGTCTTGGGAGAACCTTCGGGTTCTCCCTTTTTTATGGGCGTTATAAATAGTGTAAAGGAAGAATAACATGGCAGCAACTAACCCATTACAAAGACAACCCACAACACTTGACTTTGCAAGTCCAAGTCAATTTAGGTTTTCTTTACTTAAAGTTCCAACAGTAGAATATTTTGTTACAAGTGTAAATGTGCCAGGAATATCATTCTCTGGTGATGCATCTATGAATACTAGATTCAAGTCTATTTCCTTTATGGGAGATACTTTGGATTTTGCAGATTTAGAAGTTACATTTCTTGTAAATGAGGATTTGTCAAACTATCGTGAAATACACGATTGGATGATTGGTATTGGGTTTCCAAAAAGTAATACTCAGTTTACAACTGCTATTGCTGAGAATGCAGATTTGGCAACACCTAGTGGTGGTTCGTCTGGTAATCCAAAATCACTAATGTCTGATGCAACACTAACCATATTGACAAACAAGAACAACCCATTACTTAGAGCAAACTTCAAAGACTGTTACCCTTTGTCTCTTGGTGGATTGACATACAATACACAGATAACTGATACAGAACAGTTGACTGCCACTGTTACCTTCAAATACAACATCTATGAATTTGAGGTATTATAAATAACTATGAGCAGATGAGAAGGTTGACTTGAACAATCAACTTTTAGTCTCCTCAGTGAGATAATATAGAACAGCAAGTTCTAACCAATCTCTGCTCTTTTTTATTATTAGGATGTGAATATATAATGAATCTAGAAGAACTACAAAAAGAAGCCGAGAGGGATAGTCAGATTGATGACCTTTCTCTCGACATCGAATCCCTAAAAATCCCCAATCTAAAAACTAAGTGGTTGAAATACCATAGTCACTGGTCACTTCTTGTTAAGAAAACAAAAGGTGATTTGAATGTTCTTAAACTTCAAAAGACAGAATACTATGGTGGTAAAGCAACTGCTGAGGTTTACAGAGACAATCCATTTGACCATAAAGTATTGAAGGCCGATATTCCTCTTTACTTGGATGGTGATGAGGATATGAATAATCTTAGAAACAAACTTGCATACTATGAGCAATGCGTTTATGTTTGCACTGAAGTTATTACTGAACTTACATGGAGACATCAAAACATTAAGAACTCTATTGATTGGAAGAGATTTACAGAGGGAACTCTTTAATTGACTACAGTAGAAAAAAAGAATGAAGTATACCTAACAGTTGATACAGAAAGGTCAACTGCAAGGGCGATATCTGACTTTTTTACATTTGAAGTGCCAGGCGCTAAGTTTATGCCTGCATATCGTAATCGTATTTGGGATGGAAAAATACGACTGTTTTCTCCAGCAACAGGAGAGTTATATCTTGGGTTGTTGCCATACCTAATCAAATGGTTGAATGATTATGGTGACGAATATACAGTAAGTGAGGAACTAAAAGATGAAAAACAAATCGACAGACCAATACTTGATGGGTTCATTAGAAGCCTTAGACTCAGAAGTAATGGACGAACTATTAAGCCCCGTGATTACCAAGTTGATGCAGTGGAACACGCTATTAGAACCCATCGTGCTCTTCTTCTCAGTCCTACTGCTTCGGGCAAGTCACTTATAATCTATATTCTTGTGCGCTACTATATGTTGCTTCTGCAAGAGAAAGCAACAGACAAGATTCTTATTCTTGTTCCAACAACATCTCTAGTCGAACAGATGTATTC